CTACTACTAGTACTACAACAACTACTACAACACCAACTCCTACTACTAGTACTACAACAACTACTACAACACCACCAACTACAACTACTACTAGTACAACTACAACTACTACAACACCAATACCTTTAGCTAATGTTAATATTTCAAATACATTTTTTGCTGGTACTATAAATGATGTTAAAGTAAATGGAGTAAGTATTGTAGGTGCTACTTTCCCTTTAGCTATTGGAAATGGTACAATTGGAACTACTAATCAAATAGGTACATATAGTATTCAAGTATTTTATTCTGGAGTTACTTTAAATAGTCATATTGATTGTATAGATTCTACTAGTTTTTTAACTTGCACTAATATGAGTGGTAGTGGTAGTGTTACATTTACAAGCCAAGTAGTAAATACAAGTGTAGATGTAAATATAATAAGTGCAGATGCTAATTGTATACCTCCAACAACAACTACTACTACAAGTACAACTACAACTACTACAACAGCTGGACCAGTACCATATACAATTGATTCATTTGCAACTGGAAGTAGTGTTCTTGCTTGTACTACTGGAAATCCAACTATTTCAGTGTATGCTTCACCTGGAAATAATGTACCTATTGTTGGAATGATTTTTTATGATAGTCCAACTTTAACAACTCCTTATGTTGGTGGAGCTGGATGGAGAAAATTCACAAATGGAGTTACAAACTATGCTGGAGAAGTTAACATTAGTGGACAACTTACAAATTATGTAACTTGTTAATTAATAGCAACATATAATGATTGAATAAATATTTATTATATTTGTAAATAAAAAAAAACCATAAAATGAAAAGAACAAGAAAACCTATAACGCTTATATGCGTACAACCAAGTATCTTATACTACGCTTGGCAAATAGAAGTAATGCTTACTAATTTTAAAAATGTTCAGATAGACACAGAATTTGATATTGAGTGTTTATTTGCATTTAATAAAAATGAAGAAGATTGGGAAGAAAAAGTAGCACTAATTAAAAAAGTAGAAGCTAAATTTGATGGAGTTGCTAAATTCTTTTTTTATGAAGATACTAGACAATACCCTATTAGTTATATTTCATCTATAAGACCTAATATCTTAAAACAGCATTTTAAAGCATTTGCTGAACTTGAAAACGAAGTGATATTTTATCATGATTGCGATATCATATTCTCTAAATTTCCTATATTCTTACATAATTACCAACAAAGAGATAATAATTGGTATGTTAGTGACACAGTTTCTTATATTGGATATGATTATATAAAATCAAAAGGGGATGATGTATTATTTAAAATGTGTGATATTGTAGGTATTGACCCTATTGATGTACAACAAAGACAATTACAAAGTGGAGGTGCTCAATATATAATGAAAGGTGTTGATTATAACTTTTTTCATAAGGTTGAAAAGGATTGCGAAAGAATGTATAAAGAAATTAATGAATTAAACCAACGCAAAAAAGCTGTAGACCCAACTCATCATGAATTACAAATTTGGACTAGTGATATGTGGTGTTTATTATGGAACGCTTGGTTAATGGGTTACAATACTAATGTAATTAAAGAAATGGATTTTAGTTGGGCAACAGACTCAATAGAAAAATATAATACATTATCAATTTTCCATAACGCAGGAATAGTAGGTAATGAACCTACAAAAGTATTTTATAAAGGTTTATACACAAATAAACTACCATACTACGATGATTTTAGTGATTTTGATGAAACTAAATGCTCTAAAATGTATGCTGACTTAATTATGGAAGTAGCTAAAAATTCTTGTTTAACTGAAAAAATTTAATATCATGTTAGACAAAATAAAAGAAATAATAATATCTTATGCTACAATGCTTAATCCTACTGAAGAACAAAAAGCGTGGGCTGAGAAAAGATTAAAAACTTGTATTGGTTGTTTAGAATGGAAAGAAAGCGCTATGGGTATAGCATATTGTGGTAAATGTGGTTGTGCAACTGCTGCAAAAGTATTTACACCAAAAGGTATTGAAGCTTGTCCTTTAGGTAAATGGACTATATAATTAATGCATAATGTTAGAACAAATAATAGAAAATAAACCATTATCAATACATGATGTAATTCCTAGTGAGTTTTTTACAAAGTATGATTCATATGATTATGTATGGAGTAATAATTGTTTTGAATGGTATTGGGCATTAGGAAAAACTATACAACCAAAGTCTTTTCTTGAAATTGGTGTAAGATTTGGATTTAGCTTTTTACCAACAATACAATCATCAAACCAATTAGAATATGCTTTAGGTTGGGATTTAGAAACATATGGTAATAATGAAATTGCTAGAGAAAATATTGGCAAATATTATAATGGCAATGCTAAATGGGAAATAATACATAAAGACTCACAACTTGAAACTGAATTACCACAATTTTTTGACCTTATTTCAATAGATGGTTGCCATGACTTTGATTGTAAAATACATGATTTAAAGCTATGTATTGGTAAATGTAATTATGTAATACTAGATGATTATGATTATCATCAAGAAGTAAGAAATTCAACAGATACATTTTTAAAAGAAAATACACAACATATTGAATGGAATTTATATCTACCAACATTTAGAGGTAGCCAACTAATAAAATTTAAGTAATGAAAAAAGTAAGTTTTGTTTGTACTACATATCGTAGATTTACTTGTGTTGAAAGAATTATAGCACAATATCATTCACAAACATATTCTAACAAAGAGTTAATTATATTTAATACTGATGAAGAACATCCATATAAACTTGGTTTTGAAGACAGTTCAATTATAATTATTAATAATAATATTGACTATGAAACTGGTAAACCTTATGAAAATAGAGGGCAAATATGTAGAGATGCAGTAACTCATACTAATGGAGATTACTTTATGTTAGCTGATGATGATGATATTTATATGCCTTATCATTTAGAACAAGCAGTTGATGGTATAAATACAAACCAAAAAGATGCTTGGAAAGCTGGTAAAAGTTTTTTTGCAACACAGAATGAAATTAAATTAGTTCAAAATACACTTGAAGCTAGTGTTATAGTAAAAATGGAAAGAATAAAAGAAATTGGTTTTAGAACAGATATAACTGGGTATGAAGGTTTAAGTTGGTACACTAAACTAAGAGATGAAGGACAATTAGATGAAAACAACCAAAATTATATACCATCATATTGTTTTAATTGGGGAGATTTACCTGAAATAGCTGGTCATAAACAAAGTGGAGCAATAGATAATGAAAATAATTTTGAAAACCATAAACAAGCTTCTAATGACTACGCAAAAAGACCACTTGAAAAACTAAGTAAAGAAAAAATAATGGAAGTCTATAATCCTTATTACCAATTTATAGATAATAATATTACAAACTTCCATCAAGATTTTATTAATAAATATTTTTTACCTACTCAGGAATATCAGGCAAAGAATTAATAGTATTAATAACATTAGATTTTTTATTTGAACTCATTTTATTGTTACTAATAACTTTTATTTGATTATCTTCATCTAAGCTTAAAAATGCTCCTCCTTCTAATTGATTATCCATTTCTACAGCTTTTTTACCATAAAAATCTTTTGGAAGCATTTTAGATAATTGTATTAAAACAGTTTTTCTTACCATCCATAAATTAGGGTCTTTTTTATCATTAAAGTATAAGTCATTTTCATATCTTGACATTGCTTTAATTTTTAAAATCTCTCCTTTAGTAAGTACTTGAAATTGGTATTCTCCATTTTTAAGTTTTGCTACTGCGTATACAAACTTTAATGTATTAGCATTTCTTTCTACATTAAAATTAGGTTTATGTATGATATTTGGTTCAAGACCATAAATTGGTTCAAATTCATCTCCTTCAAAGACACATTCAGTGTGTATTTTAGTGATTTCTCCTGACCTTAATAAAATATTAACTAAACCTTTATAACCAATTAGCGGAGTCACAGTTAATCGAGAATCTATTCTACGAGGTATTAAGTAAAACTCTCCTAGCATATCAGATGGAATTAATCCAATTTCAGCTCCTGCAAGTATTGATGCAAACATAGAACCAGGATTTTCATTAAAAGCTGCAACTAATTTTTCATTCTTTTTTAATTCTGATGTAACAATTTGAATAAATTGAGCAGGTTCAATGTTATGCTTTTTAAGTAAATTAGGAAGAACAGTTTCTTTATAGCCTTCAATATAAGACTGAAACTTTTGAATTGGAGTTAATTGTTTTTTAACTTCTTTAGGTTGTTCAATTTGTTTTACTTCATCTGGTTCTTTTTTTACTTCATCTGGTTTTAATTCTGCAATTAAATCATCATGTTGTGGAATTTCAAGCTGTATTAGCTCTCTTTTTGTGGTTTCTTTCATTTTATTTTTTTTTATTTGTTTTATATTCTACATTATGTCCATTTTCTTGAAAATATTTTGCAGCATCTATGATTAATTCAGCAAAAGATTCATCATTTTTCATTGCCATAAATATTCCACTTCTTAAATCAATCATATCTCCAATAAGTTTTACTCCTTGAAATTTTAAAACTTCATTTGTTTTTGTAAGATTAATTTCTTCTTTTTTACCTTCAATAGAAATTAAATAATTCCCAGATTTGTTATTTTTCATGTTATGTGTTTTAAAGTACGGAAATTTCCCAATCATAATTAAATGCTATTTGTTTTTTTATTGAAATAAGTTTTATCAATTTCTCCACCATCCATTTTATTTGGATATACTAAAATTTCTGTATCATAAAAGTTTCTAACCATACCATTTTGATATAATATAACTTTCCAAACTGTATTTACTTCACTTCCATAATCTAACCAAGCAATTGCTTTACCTTTTCCTAATGGAGTTTCAACAATTATTGGATTATTAAGCTCATGTATTAACATATTATTTAGTTCTATAAATTTTAGTATACCTACTTTTTGATTCACACCAATATTTAATCCATTGTGAATTTTGTTTTAAATATATTATTTGACCACACAGGTAACATTTATATTTATACATTATAAAAAAGTAATTGGTTTTTTTCTTTTTTTGTAAGTCTATCTGTAATATCTATTATTTCTTCATTTGGAAGTTCAATGTAAGCTTTTACTAAACTTTTTGATATTTCATTTGTATCAATAATAGTATGAAAACCATGACATTCTTCAGTAGAAGTTTCTTCTTCATAAATTACTTCAATATCTAATATTAAAGAAAGGTTTTCATTAATGATTTCTTTTTCTATTCTTTTTTTCATATTAGTAGTGTATGTTTTCAACTATTGGAATATTTGCTTTTTTATCACAATTATCTTTGAATGCGCACTCTAAACAACGAATATAATTTGGCCTTGCTTCAAGTTTATCAGGATTATTAAAATGATAATCTATATATGATTTTATTTTTGGAATAGTAACTTCTTCATGTAATGTTAAATGTTCTTCTTGAATATTTGTTTTAATAATTTTAGCCTTTGTTGGGTCTTTTGATGAGAATATAAAGAAATAAAAAGGTATATCATTTATTCCATGAATATGTTTAACTAAATATTTATAATGTATTGGTTGTAAAAGAGATTTTGGTTTATATACTAAACTTTCTGTATGCCAACCATAATCACTCCATTTATCATCTAAAAGTCCAGAGTATTTTAAGTCAATAATACATTCTTGTCCATTCCATTTTGCTCTAATATCAGATATACCACTACAACCATCATGTGACATATATTCACCTACTTTAATTACTTCAATACCATGTCCTTTAATTACTTGTTCAAAAAGTTTAACTGCTTGAATTGCTCTTTGATAATCAATTTGAAGAGCTTCTTTTGGTGTTCCTTTGTACACATAATCTGGAACTGGTGGTTCATCTCCAGGTCTTACATATTTAGTACATAAATACTCAAAATAAATTCCAAGCTTTGCTGCTTGACCTGATGGAGTTGGAAGTTTTTCAAAATACTGTTTACGAATAGCTAATCCACAAGCTTTTACATTTTCATCAAAATAATCAATGTAAGATTTTAAAAGAGACTGAGAGACATTTGGTTTTTGCATTTTTTATGTTTTTTTTTATGTTTTTGAAAGCCTTTAAAATTAAATCATATAGTTTTTTTATAATACTAAAAATTGAAAAAATTATAAGTATTGTAAAACTACTTAATAAATAAAAAAGTAAGTAAATTAAATTTACTATTAATTTAATCATAATTATATATATCTTTTTTATAAAGTCTTACGTCTTTTGATTTTTGAATAACATTCATAGCTGATTCAATATTTTCATATTCAACTATAATTGCTTCTTCTCTTAATATTTCTTCGTTTTTAAACTTATGTCTATCACAATATAAGTTTTCTCCAGTAGTTAAGAAAATATTTTTACTATAATCATACGCATTAGTTACTCTCATTAAAGAACAACTTTTAAATTCTGTATGATAAAACCTACAATTAGAACATTTTCTAATCATTGGTAAACTTTTTTGATTTAAGTAAAATTCCATGTTTTTTTTTAAAATAAAGTGATGCTTGGGTAATCTATTGATGTTTGTTCTATTTTATACACCTCTTTATAAAATGTAGTTATAACGTTATTTAATATATTTAAAAATTCAATCATTTCATCAACCATTCTAGTTCTGCTTTTTAAATAATATGTTCTTGTATTTTCATCGTATTTTTTTTCAACAAATTTTTCATCTTTAAAAGTTTTCAAAAGTTTTTCACTAGATTTTTGTACAATATCAACAAAATCTTTAAACTGTTTTCTATGCATTTCAAGTTGAATAATACTATCACCTGTTTGTTTAATAATACCTTCACTATTTGAAGTGTAAATTAAAAAAGAACTTTCAACTAAAAGTTCACAAATCTTTCTTTTAGTAGCCTCTGTTAAATGAGGCATTTCTTTTTCAAATATAAATAAAAAATCAATAAATATTTTTTCTTTTAAATAGTTTTTCATAATTTAGCAGTAAGATTCACTTACTTTTTTAGTCCAAAATGCGTGAAAATCATTAAAGAGCAGTTTAGGTTTGTGCCATTCTGCTCTTTTTTTATGTATATGAAATAAGTGGATGTTGAAATTTTTCTAATCCACAAATTTTACATTTTGTTTTAGATGAACCTTTCTTATCTAGTTCAAAATTATGACCAATAAAGGTACTACTTGTACCAAATGTTGACACAGTTCCTGTGGATGCATATCCTTGAGTATGCTCAGGACAATGAGCACACATAGTCGTAGTTGGGGAATAAACCCTTTTACATTTTGGACATTCCCAGCCTTGTGGGATAAAACTTGTTTGTATCATAGGTTATTTGTTTTTGTTTTTAGGTATTCTTTTGTCTTGTTCTTCATCCCATTCTAAACAATTTTCGCAATAATGCTTATCATCAATCTTTTCCCAACTTGCTTCTTTTGCACATTCTTCATTGTAGTCAATATCATCCCAATAAGTATAATCACAATCTTTGTTTAAATCTGTTCCGCAGCCATCACAAATAATTGTATAAAATATTTTTTCCTTTATCATAGGTTATTTGTTTTTAATTATTTTAATTAATTTAGGTAATCTTAGTATTGTTATTACTAATAATACTGGCCATAAACATGCGTAAAGTAAAAAATACAATCCAAATCCTCCATCATCAAAGCACCCTTTAGTTAGGATAACGCTACCATAATCAATGTCAATTTTAAATAGGGAAAGACCAATTAATAGGTAGAAAATAGTAATAAGTAAAACAATTAAGTAAATCATAATTTTTAATTTTAATGGTTATTTTTTGTAAAAGTAAACAATGTTTATATATATAAATTAAGTATAAATACCTATTTTTTTAATTTTTCTTTTACTTTATCTTGAAGATTTTGCAAACAAGCTAATCCTACTTCCATTCCAATAGCATAGGTAATGCTTTCATTAAATTTAGCCCCTTTTAAAGTTTTTCTTTTAATTCTTTGTGCTTCTATATGTCCTTTTAAAGAGTCGATATAATCTTGCATTTCTTCATATATTTCTTCCATGGTTATTATTTTAATTTATTTTGTAGATATAATTCAACCTCTTCGTAAGCTTTCATAAGTTTTCTTACATCTTCAATATCCTTTTTTTTAGTGAAATGTCTTTTTCTCCAAGCGGGGTATGTCAATCCTATTGATAGGCAATCTTTCCATAATTGACATTCCTCCAAAGCACCTTTGTACATTTTTAAATCTTTGTTTTCATCTTTTTTTTGATTTTCTTTTTTCATGGTTATTCGTTTTCATTATTTAATTCTTGTTCTAATTTAGGTTTTTCTGGTTCAACTAATTGTTTCCAATAAATATCTACACTATCTAAATATACTTGAACTAATTCTCTATTTTTTTGAGTATCTTTATAATATATACAATCAGTTTTATAACAAATAAAATCATCTTTAAGCATTTCAGCTAATATATTCATATGTTCAAAACATTCATAACGTATATTATTATAAACTTTATGATAAATAGAATTGTATTTAAAAATTTTTGTTTTATCAGTTAATACTCCATCAAGTATAATTTGATATTCTTTGCTAGAACTTAAATTAGCAAGAGCAGATAAACGAAGTGATTTATCTTTTATTTTTAAACCATTTTCGTAAGTCTTTTGTTTTATTACTCCTTGTAAAAATGCTATTCTCCAATATGCATGGTCTAAATCTGTTGCAGTAATTTTACCTCTATATTTTTTATTCTTATCATTCCATAGATTAACTGGAAGTTGTTTTTTAGCAATAATTTTTTTATCAATCACATAATTTTTTACATCATTCAATACTGAACGAAATACCCACATTCCTGCTTGAATCTTTTTTAATGGAGAAGGGAAAAGAAACTTTCTATCTTGCCATATTATCTCATCAGAAAAAGAACCTTTTCTGTAATAAGCAATACCTTTTTTTCCTTTTAATTTTTCAAAAACTAATTTTTTTTGTTCATCTTTTAGTACTGTAAAACTGTTACTTGATGCCATTTTATGATTTTTTTATGGTTATTATTTTTTTGGTTTTTTATATTCATTTATTTCAGCTTTTTGTTTTTCAAATTGTAATTTTGTGATAACACCTTTTTTTAATAAACTTTTTAATGAATTAATTGCAATTCTTATAGCGTTATTGATTTCTTTTTTTTGTTCAGCAGGTTTTTTAACTTTATTTTTAATTGCTTTTCTAATTCTTTTACGTTTTTCTTTTTGAAGAGTTTTAAACTTGTCAGCTAAATAATCTTTAATTTCTTCTACTTTCTTTTTTTCTTTTTTTGGAAGTTCAAAATCTACTTGTTCATCATTAGATACTGGTAGATTTTCAATAAATAAAATATAATCTACATAATAGTTATCAGGATTTCCATCATTCTTTTTTCTTGGCTTTAATTTTATGATACCTGAAAAATATGGATTTTCTCCAGAAGGTCTATCTTTTGCTGATTCTCTAATATTTTCAATAATTTTTTTTACACCATCACCATAATAACTATAACTTCTAGTATTAAATATTTTTGTTTTACCATACCCATTTGCATCAATTTTCATGTCCAAACAATCAGGAAGTACAGTTCTTATATGATTATCAATTTCATAATATTCTATAAATGATAGATAAGCTTCAGATAAATATAATGGATTACATATTTCTCTTGGTGGAAGAGCTTTAACTATTTTTTTTAAATCAACTTTAATTTCACTGAGAACTAATTTATCTTTAGCTTTGTATTTAGGATAAATTTCTTTTGAAATAATACTTCTTTTAGAAGAAATACTTAATTTCTGTTGATTTGGTAATTGTTTATTTAAATCTCCAAGTTCTCGAAGTAAATAATTATAAAGTTTTACTCCTTTCAATTCAGATACTTTAACTTTTCTTTTTTGAGGAGCCATGTTTGTAATTTAAAAATATGTGGAAGACGAAATTAAAAAAAATAGAATTAAATACGATATAATGAATTAACTATTTTTGACAATCTTACTCCAAGAAGAATTTCTCTATCTTCTTTTGTCATAAAACAGTTTAATCTTAAATATTTATCAATTAAAATTGCACAAACACATAAAGAGTGATAATTAATTACATCATCAGGAGTTGCGTAATATATGTCTAACCAACTTACTTTTTCTATTTTAGCAATATTAGTATACACATTTTCAAAAATTTCATGAGCTTTTTTATGAGTTAAGTTAAACTTTTGCATATATACTCCTTGTTCTAATAAAGGATTATCTTGCAATTTCAACATAACTAATTCTGGTATTACTTGTTGATGTTTTTGCATATCTTTTAATTATATCTAGTCTTAAAAATCTTTGTAATTCAAAACCTTGTTGTGTAAAATTTAAAAATGTACCATAATCTTTCAATAATGATTTTGGAAATACATATAATGTGTCCTCGTCAACTTTTAATGATATTGTTTTAATATCTATTAAGTTAGAATTAAGTATCTCCCAATTGAATCCAAACCCTTTTGTTTTGTAATGATAATGTTTTGATGTATCTCTATTAATATGAAATACTGCTTCTTGTACATCTACATAACCAAGAAGGCGAGGCTTTAACATTTTAGCAAGTTTTAAATGAACAGTTGCAAATGTCCATTGTTTATTTTCATCATAGAAACCACGTACTAAAAGTTGATTTCCTTGTTTATCTTCTTTTCCAAAAACTTTTGAACCTATATTCATGATTTATGTTTTTTATGGTTTTAAATAAGTCTTTTATAAATATTATAATTAAAAATAAAGTATATATAATAATTGCAATAGGAATAGAAATTGTTAATAATTTTATTATTTGTAAAATATCAATAATATATAATTTAAATTTATTCATCATATTAAAATATAATTACCATTTACTCGTTTATAACCAACAACATTTTTATATTCATTTTTTAATTCTTCCATATTTTTTATAAAAGAATGTTTTGTATCAAAATAATTGTATAAACTATAAGTAATTAACTTAATTTCAATTCTGTAAAGTCTAATACTTGGTTTTCTTTGCATGATTTGTAATTTTTATGGTTTTTTAAATTTAAATATTTTCTGATTCTGTTGAATTAATATAATCATAATCTTTTTTAAGTTGATTAATTCTTTTTTGAACTTTTTCATAATCATACTTATTTAATGGAGTTCCAACGTGCTCAATTAATGAATATCCACATTGAATATAAAGTTCATAAAGTTCTGCTATTAATTCTTTTTTTTGTTGTCTATTTAACTTTTCCATGATTTGTAATTTTTATGGTTTTTAAATTTAAAATATTAACTATTTAAAGTTTCTTTCATATCTTCTACATTATAACCTAATTCTTGTAATTTATCTAATACAAAATTAGGAAGAGAAAATACTCCATCATAATCAATTAATTCATTATCTCTAAACCATAATCCACCTTCAGCGTACCATTCTTCTCCAGCAGTTTGTTTATCATAAAACTCAAACCAACCATAAGTATCACTATTAATACCTACAGTTACATGTAATTTAATGTCTTCTTGAGATTTTAATACTAAAAACGAGTTTTCTAATTGTAAACTTTGAGTAGCTTCAAATACTACTTCTTTTTTTTGAGTGATTACTTTTTCCATGGTTTGTAATTTTTTATGATTTGTTTGATAGTTAAAACTAACAAAAACTTGGATACGATGGTTATAAAACTGTTATAAAACTGTTAAAAAACTGTAAAAAAACAATAAAATACACAAAATCAACAACTTATGAAGCATTTTAAATCATATCAAAGTGCCTTTTATATATATGCATATTACAAGCTAAATGAAAATAAGTACCAATTTTCCATCCAAGTTCATTTGCAACTAATTCTTGAAGCTTAGAAAAACAATACTGGTCATTACAAAAACCATATACTAAATCATTACTTCTCATTAAAACTTGCATAGATAAACAATCATTAGAATCTTTATAAAAGTTAATTGCATATGTACATGGAGTGTCTAAAGAGTACTTATCTAATTCTTTTCCATCATAAATAGATATACTTGCTCTTCTTGTATCAGGTATGTATTTAAGCATCTCAATAACACGATTCAATTGATTACCTCTTGACCATTGATGACCATAATTACTATTAACATTTCCAAATTCATCCATTAAACCAACCCAAATTTTAGCAGTTTTTGAGATTTCTTCAGCATTAGGATTTGCTGATAAATACCATTGCCATTCTTGTTCAGAATAACTATTTTTCCATTTTCTCCATGAAGTATTAATTATATTGTCCATTGGATTTTTAATTGTAAAACCAACGTTATGCATTTGTTTAGTACCATTTGAATCATGGCCAAATAACATTATTTGAGGATATAAATCTTCAAAAGCTTCTTGAGCGTTACGATACGTGCTGAAATACATTTATTTTTGCTTTTTTTAGTAATTCAATTCCTGAAATATTTCTATATTGTGTTAGATATACAACTTCTTTAATACCTGCTTGAATAATTAATTTAGAACATTCATAACAAGGGCTTAATGTTAAATATAATGTAGCACCATCACTTGAATAAGTAGATTTTGAACATTTAGTAATAACATTAGACTCTGCGTGAATAACATTTATATTTGTTTTATCTTCATCTTCACATTCACAAGTATTATCAAAGCCTGAAGGAGTACCATTATAGCCAAATGATATTATATTATCATCTTTAACTAAAATGGCACCCACTTTGGCTCTTTTACAATATGAAGCTTTAGCAACTTCAATTGCGATGTTCATATAAAATTGATGTTTATTTTGCATTTTTTACAAAAGTTCCATTTTTCATACTACCAGTTCTGTTCTTAATTTCATTATAAGCTGTGTCTATGCAATCTTCAATTGTTAATTGTTTAAACTCTCTTATATCATTCTTACTTTCAATTTTAATTCCAGTAAGTTCTGTTAAGTTTGTTAATACAACTACAATATCTCCAATTGCATCAATAACTTCTTTATTATCATCTTTCAAAATAGCTTTAGCTAATTCTCCAGTTTCTTCTTGAAGTTTTAAAAACTGTGTTTTAACATCTCCTTTAAGATATAAACCACGTTGACGAGCCCAATCTCTAATTAAAGAAAATTTATCTGTTGATACTTCTTTATTTTTTTGAATAAAATAGTCATCATTGAATAAATTAGATTGTCTTGGTTTTTTCTTTACTACTTTCTTTTTTTGACTTTTCATTTGTAAAGTAACATTATGAAAAATTGGTTTTCCTACTTTTGGCATTTCAAGATAATTTGGTAATTGTTTTTTTGCATACCAAGTTGTTCCATTTCTTGTCTTTTTAAAAGTAATTTCATGTATTCCATCATAATAAACTGTAACTTCATTGTTATTGTATTTTTCTCCAATAAGCAATTTCATTTCACCATTCATAATGGTTACCTTTTTATCAATTTTTGATGCTAATACATTTTTAAGAAACATGCTTTACAGATTTAGTAAGTTTTAAAAAAGATTTTCCATCAACATTAATTCTACAAAACTCTTTATTATCTTTTGTAGTAAATACTGATGTTACAACACCTGTTGAATCAACTTTTCCAACCCATGTAGTAAATTGAACTGTGTCTCCGACTTTGATTTGATTTTCCATTTGTTTTATTTTTTTTGTTAAGGAAATAATTATTAAAAAAGAGTTGTTTGTATTTTTTGTGTTTTTTTACAATTAATCGCGTTTTCATGCATTTTTTTGTAAACTTTATTATTATCGCAATGTTCTATAGCAATATGAAACTGAGATACTCTTCTTTGTTGTCTCAAATCATTATTATTTGCTAGTTCAACCATTTCATCAATAGTAGCTTGTAAATTATTTTTATCTGAATATATAGAGAAGTCTTTTATATCATTAAATAATGTTCCATTTGTATGCTTACAGTTTTCAGCCCAATGAGAATCAAATAAAGCAATACTTCCAGAAGCTATAATTTCACACATTGCAAACTCCATATTATCTCCATAAGCTTGTGCATCTAAGTTATAAAAATCAGCTCCAAACATACTTTTCGAAAGTTCTTGAATACCTTCAATTCTATTATAAGGTCCATATATATAAGCTTTTTCACAAGTTTGCTCTATTGTCTCATTATTTTTAACTTCATAGATATTTTTTTTATACGAGTTATCTCTATCTTTTAAATCATCATAAAATAAGTCTAATGAACCAATTGAACGTTCAATTCCACGAAGCTCAGATATAATATTATTTTGACTTAATAAAGGTTGCATTTCAATAATTCTTTTTGGGTCTTTAAACCCTGCAAATCTTCCAAAATAACTTACTCTTCTTTTTTGCTCATCAACTGGTTTCCAGTATTTTTTTAATGATTCAAAGTCAAAACCTAATCCCATTTTCATAATTGGTACATGAGGATTTAATTCTTTCATCTTTTTTGCAAATGGACTAGATAATGAATGAGTAAAACTTCCATCCATATGAGACATAATTTCCCATATATTATAGTTTCTAGAAAGAGATTGTAATTTATGGTCATTTTGATGACTTATTTTAATAGGCTTATGCACTTCACATACTAAATAATCATAGAATAATTTTTGATACTCTTCACTATGACTTTTTTTAGAAGGAAGTGATTGATAATATACAATATCATATTCAGAGTTAAGTTTTTGAGATAAAACTTTTATTTCTGAATTTGTGAATTCTATAATATCATTTTCTTGAGCATCTTTTCTACCCCATTTTTTATCACAAGATGCATATATATTACATTCAATTTTATTTTTTTTATACCAATCTTGTTCTTCAAGAGCGTATCTAGTTACTCCACAACCTTCAATACCTCTTCCTAAAATAATAGCTACTTTCATGTTTTTTTGTTTTTATGGTTGTTTATAGGTTTTGTTATAGTAATCGTCTAATATTTCTTTAAGTTTTACTTCTTCATCCATAGAATTAACCGACCCAAACATTCCATCTATTGTAGCAGTTGAATAATGTTTTATAAACCAATTCATAAATTGACCAATTTGCTCTTTTTCTTTTTCTAAATCAAGCATATTAACTATTTCTTCTTGCTCCCAAATTGTAAGTTTAATATCTCCAAACTTTAAATGATGAGTTTTATCAAATCTAAAGTTTTCAAAATGTTTAGTAAGTTTTTCTCTTACTTCTTGCATTGCAGTTTTTACCATTATTTTGAGTTTACTGTATTTAATGATGCCATATAAGCTATTGCATCTAATAGATTATCTTCTTTATGATTATAGGCTTGTCTAGAAAGTTTTAATGCAATCATACAATGATATATGTCTTGTGTAGTAAATTGTTTCATAGACATCTCAGAAGCCATTCTTGCAGCTTTTGCCATACCTTCTTCAAATGGTCCATACATTCTTTCTTTCTCTTCTACTCTTGAAAATACAATCTCATTGGCAATTTCTAAAATAGTTTTTTCTTTTTTTGTTTCAACTGAAACATCTTTTGGTTTTGTTTTTTTCATGATTTATTTTTTAGTAAATGTTAGGCTTCCCACCTATTTGAGTGTTTGAGTCGTTCACACTTAACCAACATTGGTTCATTTTTAAAGTGCCTTTACCTATGTTACATCACTGACTTGTTTGTTAATTAATTGTAATAGGTTCTTTATAAAATCCAATAATTTCTTTTGTATATATAGCATATGGAGTATGTAATTGTTGTCCTTTATCAAGCATTTCATCTATACATTCTTTTTTCCAATAATTACTCAATGTTTCTTTTGCTTTTAACAATGATAAAATTTGAATTTCTTTAGTTTCATTATCTTCCCTTATAATAACATAAATAGGCTTTGATAATTCTTTTGATGTAGTTTTTTTCATACTTTTCTGGTTTTGTTTTTTTTATGATTTATTTTTTAGTAAATATTATTTGATAATTTAAAGATAAATATTTTTCAACTTCAAATTGTAAATCTTCTAAATAAAAAAAAGTATCATCATCATCATCTTTATTAACATAAATAACAGTATTATTTTTATGTTCTGAAAAATAAAATTTTATTATTCTTTTTTCAACTTCAATATCTACATTATAACTATCAATAACATCTAATAAATCTTTTATTATGTATGATTCAAAATAATCATCATCAAAATAATCTAAAATAAAAAGATTAGTAGTTTTATCTTTACAAAAGAAATAATTTTTATAAAAATAAATTTCATTATTATTTTTTAAATCAATTAATTTTTCTTTAGTGTATACTTGTTCTAAATTAAAATTACTTCCATCAGTATAAATATCAAAATCAAATCCGTATGAAGTTTGAATGCTTACTTTGTTAAAAATAAAATTTATCATTTTCAAGTTTTGTGAAGTAAATATACAAACAATATTCAAAAAGAAAAAAATTATTCAAAAAGTATTTTAGTTATTTTGGTGCTTATGGTGACAGTTTCTTGGTTTTGCTGTATATTTTACTGTTTTTTGCTTAAAAGTA